ATTGTGCCGCTGTTGCTTGATTGGCCTCTGCTTCTGCTTGGGCTTGTTCTTGTGCAAAAGTAGCAATCATTGCATCTAGAACGCCCTGAGCCGGGCCGGGAGCGGTCGCCCCCGGGGAGATACTCTGAACAGAAACCGCTGCCGGTGCCCCAATAGCAATCCCGGGAGGAGGAGGAGAGTACGCATCAACAGTTGCGTCGGTTATAGGGGCTGGGTCTTGCTTTGCATTGAAAGCATCAACTGCCGCTTTAGTCAAACCAATTACAGATAAAGGGACAGAAAGTTGCGGGGCAACAAGACCAAACACTGTCGCTGGGCTAACCCCAAATCCTGCTACAGTAGGAGTCCCTTCTATAGCGTCAAAAAACCCACCCCCCGCTGGGGCAGTACCCATCATCCCGCCAGATTGGAATCTGGGGATTGATCGTGGGTAAGCGTTTAAACCGTTCATATAAGCATTATCCTGAATTTGTCAAGTCAAGTCTATGGGCCTATGGTAACTGATACTGTCCCCAAAGAGCCAGAAGTAGATACTCCAAGCGGACGGGCAGGTGGGCCTAGAATAATTGAGACCGTTCCCAAAGAACCAGAAGCGGATACTCCAAGCAAGTAAGCGATGTTGGGAACAACAATTTTTAAGTCCTCTCCTACCCTAAATACGGTGTTGTTCCTAAGCCCGTACCCAGAGGTAGGTAAATTAAGCAGTTGTAGCCCATCGAGAACTAATGGGGTTGTGGAGTCTAGTTGGTTAAAGTAGAGGCGAAGTATACGAACCAGATCCGTGTGGTATCTCTGGTCGTATTCAACAGGTGGCAAAGGTAGCGCTGGCGCCTGAAACCTCTCCATTGCCATTAGCGTTTACCATCCACACGAGCATCTAGTCTGGGCACACCCAACTGCCAATTAACACCTAAGTCTTCAGAACTAATCTTTAACGCCATCTGACGGGCACGGGCACGGATAAATACCTGATCCGTGTAAACATCCACCGCAGTCTCGATTACCGGCTTGGAGTCCGTCGTACCTACAGGTTGGAAGCCTGAGCCGGGGAAGTTGCGGGGGCGAATCTGTAATGTTACTTCTGGTGCAGCGGCGGTTGAGTTAGAAAAGTTAATATCTGGAAGCATACGACGAGTCAACATAAACTGCTCACCATCGGCAATATCAAAGTCAGACGATTGGATGTAAGCCGTTATAGGAGCGCCATCGTCGTCTAAACCGTTTTCTTGGTCGTATAAAACTCCAGTGCTGGTGCCACCGGGTGTATTGACTGCCATAGGATACTCACGCAACGGACTATCTAACCATGCGGTACGATCAATATTCCCGTAGTACCAGATACGCTCAAGGTAGTTATAGATTACATAACGGTTAGGATAAGCGGAGTTAGAACTTGGGTATATCCACCAAACTTCGTTCCAACCCTCGTTTGAGCCAGAAATAATAGTGTCGGCCTGACCAAAATTAATATCTTGAAAGATAAACTGTCGCAAAGTGCAGGGGAGCGTTTCAACTCGGCCTGAATAGGCATAGAACTTCTCTGTCCCCATCCAGTAAGTTATGTTATTTACAGTCACGCAAGCCCGTGGGCTGAGAATAGAAATATTATCTGCTAGTTCCTGTAACCCAAACACGTCTGTGGTTCCAAGGTATTGGAAAGAATAGAGGTGTGATTCTGTCCACACCAAGATCTCTTGTCTGGTTGGTAGAGCACGAACAATCCTTGAACCCCTAGAAACTCTTATAAATCCCGCAGAGTTGGTAGGCGTCGGAGTCCATTGGCCCGGATTATCCTGATCAGACCACCTAATAAGAAGGGGGTCAAAATCAGCCAGATTAGTAGAACCAAAAGGCACACTCCCAAAAGCGAGAAGATGCTTGTCGTTTTGCGATACAAGAACCTGCATGGCCTTAACGGGGACTGCACTTGCGCTGTATCCATCTGCGGTAGCCTTTTCAGAAAGAAGAATCGCATTGGTCTGAAGGGCAGTTCCGGGGTTAACAGAAGACCCACGCTCCCAATAATAAATAGCGCCATCTCGAATATTGGCAACTAAGTCATTATCAAAATTGTCATACCACCAATCAGTACCCTGTAAAGCAACCGGTATTGTTCCGCCAAGGCCCCACTCAAGACGGCCCCAAGTATCTGTTCCCCAGCCATAACCAAACGTACCGCCCGCAGTACCAACGCTTATTTGATACTTACCAATAGTTGCAGAGCCGCCATTACCATTGTCTGATGCGTTGGCTGTAACTGGAACAACAATTGTGTACGCATTGGCATTAACTACGGTAGCAATCTCAAATCCTGCATTGGCGTTTAAGATCGCAGCCGTGACATTACCACCCAAAGAAACGGCGCCAGTGAATTGAACATAATTACCTGCCACTGCTGGATTACTTGTATCCGAAACTGTTACGGTAGAAGATCCGTTAACAGCAGCAAATGTTACGTCCCCAGCAGTCGTTGTGGCTTGTAGCGGAGTGATGTCATAAAAGTTACCACCAGCCTCTAAGTACAACTTTAGGTTCGTCCCAACGGCTAATAGGTTGTCCCCAAAAGTTGTTGCATAGTTAAATAGTTGGCGGCAAGTGCCAAGAAATGTATTAGGCGTCTGTTTAAGCCAACCACCTATCTTCTGCGGGTAACCCGAAAGAAAGCGAATTTTGTCACCCTCAAACCAGCCACCCTCGTTAGAGTAGTTGGTCTGATCTCGGTTTATTCCCGGCTTAAATCTAAGTGCTATGAATGGCATGATTAGAAGTAGTTAAAGTTTATGTTTATTCTTCGTTTTTCATCTGTACAGTTTGTACTGCTATGTAATTTACTTGGATCAAACATTAAAAGTCTATTTTCTACCGATTCTATTTTTGTACCATCTTCAAGAATCGTAAATCCATTATTTGTATTTACATAAAAGATTGCTGCTTTATGCTGAAAATCATAATCTGTATGTTTATTGTTTTCTATAAATTTGTTTACATTTGGGTGTAAATTACCTTTTATACGAACTAAAGCATTTGCATCTAATTTTTCAATTATTGGATCTAAAATATTATAAAAACTACTGTTTATAGTTTTTGCATAGAACATATGTGTAAAATAATAATTTTCTATAACTTCTGTTTTATTAGAAATTGTGTTGCTAAAAAACCAAGGAAAATCTGCGCCTAGCATTACGTCCTGTATGCTTTTTAATTCTTCTTTTGATAAAAAATTATCAATGACTTTATACATTTCTATGCAACCAGTCCGGGTAGATATACCGTTTTACCGCCCTGCTTGGTAGCAGTCAAGTTCTGCTTCTTAAGATTAGCCGGGTCGTAGGAAACGTGAACCCAGCCCGAATCCGGCACCCCGGGGGTGTAGAACTCAAGGATCAACTGGGTGTACTCAAGATTGTCCATGATCCATACGGCTAGGTCTGCGTTCGGGACGCCCGGGATTTCGATGTCCGAGGCTTGGCCTCTGCAATGATCACTGGTTTTCGAACCACCGACTTTGGCGTTGACTTCCGGGTGGCGGTAGCCCGAGTTGACTTTGACCCCCGCCTTAAAATGATCCCTAACAGGCTGAAGAACTTTTTCACACAGTATTTTAAGACTCTCAATTTCAGCCTCCCCGGGCGTGTTGTCCATGTCATGCCGCAGTGCAGTATCAGACTTCACCATCTCGGCAAGAGTAAAGTTAGCGGTCAGATTCATTTTGCTTGGTTACTTCCTATTTTAATTCCGGTAATTAGACCAATAAACCCCCCGACAATCGTCTGAAAGGCTGGCATCAGCATCTCAAAAATCTTGTTGTTATCTACTTTTTCGTCAAATAAGCCAACACAAACCGATACCGTCATGCCCAAAAGGATCATCGACAGGGAAACAGTCGCAATAATCGTTATCCAAAAACCTAGCCGTTCAAGGTTAGAGTTCATTTCTTCTTGTCCATAATTTCGTCAAGTTGTAAGGATTTTTCCTTACTGCCCTGACTTGAACCAAAGTAATAGCCAAGCACCATAGTGACCGCAGAGGTCAGCGCACCTAGCACATAGATAATTATGTCCTTAGCATCTGACTTGACTTCCGCAAAAACAATTATCCCAAACAAAAGAAAGGTCAGACCTACCGTGCCCAAGGCCAGCACGGGTGTAACGATCTTGTTTATAGTAGGCGCAAACTCGCTGGTGGCAATCTCAA